CACCAGCTCTTGGGCAACTGCATTTGTGGTTTTTTCCCACTCACTAGCAGTCATTCCCATTTCTTCCAGATAGTCCAGATGATTCGCCATTTTCTTTCACCTCCCTTCCTACGCCCGGTCCACATGGGGTGGTTTCACGCGCTGGGCCGTGCCGTTTCCGGATTGCCTCCCTTCTGGATCTTTTCCGAAAGGCCAAGGCCCAGGATCAGGCCCCTTGTCAGAATTTTTGCCTCTGTGGGCATTGCCGCCATCAAACGGATAAAGTCCATATCCTCCTTGGAAACGGCTTCCGTATTCGGTTTCCGCATTTTGTGTTCACCTCCCATATGTTTCTACGTCGCTATTATAAGCGACATAGAAACATATGTCAAGAGTGTTTTTGTTTATTTGAAACATTTTGTTGACATGTTGCATTTTTTGTGCTATTGTTTTATTGTCCAGAAAGGGGGGTATTGCAATTTGAACGAAACCATCAATTTACGCATAAAAAAACTGCGTAAGGCTTTGGACCTTACTCAGCAGGCATTTGCGGATCGGCTGGGTATGAAGCAGAATACCATTGCCACCTATGAAATGGGCAAAACAACACCTAGCAAACCTACTATCAAGAGTATTTCCCGCGAGTTCGGTGTCAACGAAACCTGGCTTCGCACAGGCGAAGGCGAGATGTTCATCAAGAGCACTGCATACGATGAAATCTCCGCCAAGGATAAAATGCAGAACGAAACAATGTTTCAGCGTATTAAAAGAGCGCGCAAAGTGCTTGACCTTACTCAGCAGGCGTTTGCTGAGCGTATTGGTGTAAAGCAAAACACTATTGCACTTATAGAATCTGGAAAACGAAATACTTCTGACCAACTACTGCTAGGTGTCTGCCGTGAATTTAAAATAAGTGAAACCTGGCTCCGCACTGGGAAGGGGGAAATGTTTACTAAAGTCCCCAATACAGCTTTGGAGGAGCTTGCGGTCGATTTCTATTTGGATCCCTTTGATGAGGCGCTGGTGGATGAGTACCTTCATTTGACACCCAACAACAGGAAAGCCATCCGGGCGTTCTTTTACCGTGTGCTGATGAAATCGGTTGGCGACAAAAAGCCGGAGGAACTTCTGAAAACAGAAATGGGATACCCTTCAATAGAGGAAGCGTTGGCATATGCAGAGGATGCAAAAAGGGCCGCAATACAAGAGTATTTTTCTAAAATGCAGCAAGGGTCTGAGGTATCAGAGGAGATCACCCCGGCACGGACTAAGGCCGAACAGGAAGCCCGTGCTGAAGCGGATGAGTTCTATCAACAGATCCTTCAAGAAAAGATACGGGTGGCAGAATCCTCAGCTTCACAAAGCGATACTGGGAGTGGTGGAACAAAGCAGGCAAAATAAAGCCCCCGCCCTGCCAGACAAGGGACTGGGGCAAGGTCATTGACTTGGCCCGGTACTTAGGGAAGCCACCGAAATAGACGCAGGAGAATAAAAAACCGCCCCCGGTGCGCCAACACCGGGGGCGGCCTCAAAGGATTTACTGTGACCCCTTGGAACTATTCGATCCAAAGATATACCCCAACAATGTCATCACAATCACCCTAAACGCTTCAAACCCACTTTTCACCAGCTCGTTTTCTGGATTCCAAATGGAAAGAACGATACAGAGGAACATAAGGAAAATACACCAGCCAAGTGTAGCAGATCCGAGAGAAAATCGCCGAAGGTTTAATGGAATCTCCGCATTCTTTTCTTTGCGTAACGAAGGCTCCTGATTATCTTCATCCTGGTACGGTGCAACTTCTTCCTCTTCTGTAATTTCTGGAGGATCTTTTTCAGATTGTGGTATCATTTTTCATATCCTCCAATGTTATAATTTCGGCGTCTCTTTGATAAGCCGCATACCAGCCAGACCCTTTTAAGTGCGTCCGCCTAGCTAAGTCTATTCCCCCGAAGTTCTTAAGCCTGCTCCATACATAGTTGATACAGTCTGTAAGAACTGGGTTTGCATCTTCATCAACAATTTTCGCTTCTCCTGTTGCATTTTTTGCAAAGCGATCAATCGGAGAAGATTTGAACGGCTTAAATTCAGAATAGACAGAGGGAACTACGGGACCATATTTCCAAACCTCGAACTGTTCGGATATTGGGGACTTCCCAGTTTCCTTAACATACCTGGTACACACATAATATAGAAGCTTTTGAAGTTTCATCGGTGTAACTTTTATGTGCTCTCGCTTCGCGCGTAATAGGATATTATTGCTTAATACTGTAGCAACAGCTTTCATATACCAATTCACCGCCCTTTCAATATAGGCCCGTTTTCAAGAAAAAGTGTACTGTTTCATGTAACTGAGTCCTCTTCTTTAATAAAAAAGCTAACCCCAGGAGCTTGAGAATTCTAAGCATAACGCCTACTCCCTTTGGGGGAACCCAGCTTTCGTCCTTCATGAGTTAGCTTTTTCAGTATAACTTATTAGCTGTACTTTGTCAATGGGATAGGAGAAAACAAACATTTGTCTTTTCAATGCATCAGTCCATACTATGCACGAATTGGCAAGAAAGCTGTATGTGGATGTGCAACCCAGCAAAAAAACCTCCCCCGGCGGTCAACCGGGGGAGGCAAAGAAAGCCTGGAGATCAAGAGGCTAAATCTTCTACATATTCATTTCGCCGTGTCCATACCAGCGGATTTGCTCCATAAATGGTCAATGCGTTTACCAAGTCAGGCCGTATTCTTTTGTCGCTGTCGTTCATCATGACATAAAGCCGGGCACCGGGTTTCCGCAAGTCTTTAATGTCACCCCAGCAAAACAGAACCGAATCGATTTTTTCACGCGACACGTCATTGATCGTTTTGACAAAGCGTTCGGGCCTATTCTTGGTTGCAGGAAGCGCAAATTCAAAGGTATGGGAAAGGCCGCTGGAGCCATGAAATTGAGCGTTTGCCACATAGGGGATGTAATTTGTGTCAAAGAACAGCTGGACATCTTCCAGGAATACATTTGTCACCTGTGAACGGGACAGGAAGAACATATCGTTTACCGAAAGCATTGCCTGTAAGAGCGCGTGCTTCTTCTGCGGAAAATTCAACCGGTTAGCATTGACGCAGATTTCCTCGCCGTTCAGGCGGACTCCGAAGCCATTTAGGATTTCCGACAAAATGTTTTTTCTTTTCGGTGACGACATAACATCGCATCCGCACATATCCAGATCATTGATCGTATATCCTCCGTCCGTCAAATAGAGCCCCTGTTCTTGCTGCTGCACAAATAGCTGCAGATGGTCGTTATGCCGGTCCAGGAATGGGGTGGATATTTGTGTGAATTCTCCAAGTTCTGTGTGGAAATCCGTAGATTTCAGATTTTCCTTAAGCCACTTAAGGTAGAGTTCGGTAAAATCAGTTTCCATTTCATATCACCGTTTCTATTTCCAAATCGTTGGCATTGATTGTCTTGAAATATGATAAAAAGTCTATAAGCGTTTGGAAGAGATCTGATGTATTCGTCATATCCGGTGGAACAGGAATGGCGAATCTATCTCCTTGTCCTTCTCTGTATATGTGGAGGTGTGTTCTTGGCAAAGTTTCTCCATCTGGATTAGTATGCTCCGGTCCATCAACATCCAGCCGAAGAAGTATCACATCTTTTTGGAACCGCCCCTGATAGGTGCATTTTTTCACGAAGTTCATATATCCTTTTCTGCTGATATCCACGATAAACGAATGCGCCCCATCTGTGGAAACAAGATCCAATTTCTGCCGGTCACCAGGCTGTGGAAAAGCGATTGGGCCAGAAATCTCCCGGATTTCTTTGAGTTCAGCGATTAAAGAATCCGCTTCTTGCTGTGAAAGCATATTGCCCACCCCCTATACATAGGGACTATATCATAAAAAGTTTACCTTTTCAATACAACCAAGCAACAAAAAACCGCCCCCGGTGCTGCAAACACCGGAGACGGTCAAGGGGGCGCTAAAGTTTTCGAGCCTCTAGCGCCTCCTATTTTATCATATCTAACAGGAGGAATCAACATGAAAAGCGAAAAAAGCATGGTCTCCGTCCCCCGCGCGGCGCTGTACATCCGGGTCAGCACGGAGGAGCAGGCGGTCCACGGTCTATCCATCGAGGCCCAGCGGGAGGCTCTGGACGCCTGGGCGGAAACGGCGGGGGTCCAGGTGGCCAGGCACTACATTGATGCCGGCATCTCCGCCCGCAAGAGCGCGGCGAAGCGTCCGGAGCTTCAGCGGCTGCTCTCGGACGTGGAGGCCGGCCTGATTGACTTGGTTGTCTTCACCAAGCTGGACCGCTGGTTTAGGAACATAGCTGAATATTACAAGGTCCAGGAAATCCTGGAGCGCCACCGCGTAGACTGGAAGACCATCCACGAGGACTACGACACCTCCACCGCCTCGGGGCGATTGAAGATCAATATCATGCTCAGCGTAGCCCAGGACGAGGCGGACCGGACCAGCGAGCGGATCAAGGCGGTGTTCGCCTCCAAAAAGGAGCGGCAGGAGCCCTGCACCGGCAAGGTCCCGACGGGGTACAGGATCGAGGGCAAGAAGGTGGTCAAGGACCCGGAGACGGAGGCGGCGGTGTCCTGCTTTTTTGAGCGCTTCCTGGCCACCCGATCCATTGAACAGGCCCGTAGAGCTACGGAAGCCCGCTGCGGGGTGCTCTTCACCTACTACCTGTCCCGGCTCATGCTGACCAAGGAGGCGTACTGCGGGTGCTTCGAGGGCGTGGACGGGATGTGCCCCGCGTATATCACGAGGGCGCAGTTTGAGGAGATCAACGCCAACCGCCGCCGTGCGGAGCGGAGAGCCGATGCGGACCGGGTCTACCTGTTCGCCGGGATCATCTACTGCTCCGAGTGCGGGCGCCGGTATGGCTCCCATACGAACAACTACCGTGTAAAATCCGGAGAGTGGCGAGCCGGTATTACCTATAACTGCCGCGGGCGGTATAATAACGGAGACTGCGCCAACGATGTCAACATCCGGGAGACCGTGGTGGAGGATTATCTCTTGCAGAACGTGGATGCAGAGCTGCGGCAATTCGGCTATCAGCTGGAGCAGACCGCGTCCGCCGGGAGGCCGGCAAAGAATTTCCAGGAGGAGCGTACCAAGTTAAAAAAGAGGCTTTCCCGCTTGAAAGATCTGTATGTTGATGCTATAATAGATTTGGAGCTGTACCGAAAGGATTATGAAGCATTAACCGCGCAGCTGGACGCCCTGACGATAGAAGAGCGCAGTGTGCCCGCCGCCGTGCCAACTGCGGACCGGCTGCTGTCGATCTTCTATCAAGGATGGCAGAGCGCATACCAGGAACTGGGAAGGACCGATAAGCAGGCCTTTTGGCGGTCGGCGTTGGATAAGATACTTGTCCATCCCACGCGGCAGATCACAATCCTTTTTCGGCCTTAATTTTTCGAGAATTTTACTGCATAAACTTTTTATTCCGGTTGGAATAATAATTTTATGCAATAAAAATGCAGCTCCTTTCAAGACGAATGGAGCTACATTTTTATGTTACAAAGGAAACGCGGGCCTCCGCGCTCCCGCAGTCCCCCCACTCGGCATGGAACTCCACAGGCAAAGAAAGGAGGGCATCATGCCGATCAGTGAGAACATCACAGACTTCATCAAGCGATACAAGAGAGCGCACCATTTGTCCGTAGCAGAGCTCTCTGAGGAACTGGGCATTGCCAAGTCCTCCCTTGCGGGCTATCTCAGCGGCACTTGCAATCCCAGAACAGATACGCTGGAGCTCTTGGCGGAGAAATGCGGCGTATCCGTAGCAGAAATAATTTCCGCCCATCCCCGGGATTGGGAGCGGGCGGAGATGGCTGAGCGGGCGGCGAGGCTGTTCAGCAGCCTGCCGCCGGAGCGGAGGGACAGGGCGATCCACCTGTTCCTCGACTTGATAGACACGCTTTCAGAAGATCACAGCTGATCTGGACCGTGCAGGGGTTGCCGCCTCTGCACGGTTTTTATTATACCATACTGTCGACAGTATAAAAAGGTGTAATATTACACAAATCTATCATGCCGACATTATACAAAATGGTGATGAAATACGATATACTGCCCTTAAAAGGGGTGTTTTCATGGCATATTCAGACGCGCAGAAAGAGGCGACGGCCCGGTACAATAAGAAGACCTACGACCGGATAGAGATCAAGGTCAGGAAGGGGCAGAAGGAGAAGATCGTCCAATATGCGGCGCGGCAAGGCAAGAGCACCACGCAGTTCATCGTCGAGCTGATCGAAAAAGAGATGCGGTCAAAAAAGTAGACGCACTGAAAAATGATGCGTCTGCTTTTTTCATCCATTCTACAGCAGGTCACTCCTCTGCCCTTTTCAAATTCGTAACCGATTGGGAATTTCAATCCTTGGTATCCTCCCCGGCCTCTCCATGCCGTGTGCTTGCGGTTGACGTGCTCCCTGCTTAGCGCACCTGATGACAGCCCGCAAGGACGACGGCAACCGCCGCCGCTGGTGCAAGCCCAGCCGCCCCAGTTGGGGCGGGCGCTCATGGGTTATAGGCCCGTTCACACAACACAATATCACAAAAAGGAGACACACAAAATGTTTAACAGTATGCTACATGCAGAAATCGGAGGCGGCTGCACCCTCAAGCGCAAAATCTGTTTGAGCGCTGCCGATCTTCGCCAGCCCGGCGAAGGTTTCGAGATTATGGCACTGACCGAAGACGGCGACGAGCTAGAATCTATCCGCGTTCCCGATGAGGCTGCCGCGATCCGCGAGTTTAACAATCTCGTGCAGCGGTACGCCGGATCCTTTCAGCGTGCCGTGAATGCTGCCGGGTTAGTTCCAGGTCGCAAGTATACGCTTGTTTATCTGAATGACTTCGGTTTTCCAGTCGCAGAAAAGATCACGTTTTCCAGCTTTCGCTTTTCCACCTACGCCCAGCACAGCGACGTTGTAGAAATGTTCTTCACGCCGTACCGTAAACGTAAACTGTACAGCTACCGCTTTTACAACTGCTCCCTGATGATTTTTGACGGCTGGCAGGATATGAAAGAAACCGATATACGTGACGTACTGAAAGATGATGATAAAGTCCGGGTCACAAAATCCAAGTACCCCTGTTTCTCTGCTAACTATATAGAGGATTTGGAAAATGCTTTTACAAAGCCGGTGCTGATCTACAAGAATTATAGGCGTGGAGCAAATGGAAATCTTTACGCGTGACCCACAGCCCGCAAGGCCGACGGCTTTCCGCCGCCGCTGGTGCAAGTCCAGCCGCCCCGTTCGGGGCGGGCGCTCATGGGTCACAAAACCACTACACAAAATTCAGGAGGATAAAACAAAATGACACTCGATAACAAAACACTTTTGGATGAACTGTTCCAGCGTTACGGACACCCTTCTCAAGAGGCAGATTTTCGGATAACCGGCTATTTCCAAAAGGCGGAAAGCCTGAATAAATCAGCCGATGTTCAGCGGGAAGATAAACGAGCCGCCCAGATGATTGAAGAATTATCACATAAAATCAATCAGCTGACCGCCTACCGGCTTTCTCTGACGGAGCGATATAACTTCCTTGAAACCGCCTTGACTGTCCCGGTTGTCCGTCTTATTCGTGAAAGAGACTATTATAACAAAAAGGTTCACTATTACCTCTGTACACTCCGGCGTTTCGATGATTCCGGCATAGATGTTGAGGAAAGCCGCCGACAATATCCCGGCATAGAACGGAATAACGCAATCTGTGACTTCCGCGCATACGTAAAAGCCCATCCCGGCATTATCGCTGAAATGGATATTGAAAAGCAGCGCGGGGAAAAATAAGCGAATAAGACACCCCCGGCAGGCCGTGACAGACTGCCGGGGGTGTCTTATTCGCAAATTGTTTTTCCAGCGGCATTTTGCAGGCTGCGGAAACGGTTTCGCGCGTGTGTGTTGCCGTCTTGGCTGAAACCTATGTTTTTTACGATTCGCAGATGGTCAAAAAACCCCGCTGCGTTGCCGTTCCTGCCTGACAAAAAGATATGAAATAAAAATTACAAAACGAGTATTGTATCCTTATTCACGCGCGCGCGAAGCACGGTCTAATATTTCGTTTTGCATTGGTATCTCCTCAAACGCTTCTGATAGACGGTCAATCGCTTTTTCATGCCAGCCCCGCACGGTGCTTTCCGGTGCGCCCACCCTGGCCGATATCCACGCCCAACTATGCCTACCCAAATACCTCATTTTGACAATCCTTTTGTATCTACCGCTCAGAAAGTCTATACAGTCACGGAACATTGCAGCATCCATTTCCAGCACTTGTATTTTAACGCTGATCTCCTGCTGTCTGGGTTCGCTTGCAGATGTCGCGCTGCCTTATTCCTGTTTTAACAGTTTCAGCATTTCCGGGATACCGCGATAATACAAAAGTAAAGTTTTTACGTGCTTATGCCGCATGATATCCGATCTCGCTTTCTCACATGGTTTGTACTGTCTGATGATGTAGAGGAATTCAAGATATTTCAGCCGTACGCACCACCGCTCCCGTTCTGCGCGGCGGCGCTGTTTCCGCCAAAGCCTTTCCAGCTTTGACAGGGGCGGCGGCAGGATAAGACATGTGTCCATCTTTTCGATATCTACGCCAAGGACTTCTTGCATTGCCGCTATAATATCCTGAAAAATATCATCAAGTGATTTAATCACCATACACCCTCCTTTGCAGCTCTGCCATAGCGGCAAGCACCGCTTTTATGTTAAGTTCCCATTCGTTTCCTTCGCCTCCGGCATATGCCTCAGCCATTGAGATGCAATAAGGAAGCAGATTGTTTTCCAGTCGCGTCAACGCGTTTTTAGCCTCTTCCAGGGTGTTGGGTTCCAGACGGGCACTTTCTATCTCATCCGCTGTAGTCTCTGGCTCTGCTACTGTGGCCTCCGTGTTGTCCACTGTATCCGCTGCGTCCTGCTGCTGCCGCTCTTTGAATTCTGAAAATGTATGCGGTTGTGCCTGGTGTGGAAGCGGTGCCGGTTCTTGTTCCCGCTCGACCGGAGAGGATGCAGAAGGAGGTGTACGCTGTTCCTGGCGTTGGGTGTTTGTATTCTGCTTTTGGGGGGCTGGTTCTGCGGGGTGGTGATCCGCCACCCCATGCGGTTTCTGCTTATCGCCGCCCTTGCGCTGCTTTGCGTCGCTGACCGACAAACCGCCTTTTTTCCGGTGTTCCGCATATGCGGCCCGCTGCTGTTCCTCCGACAGTCCGGAAAGCTCATAAGCCGCCGAAATACCTAACCGCTTTTCCTTCATTTCCTCTTGAAATTCCGGTATTAGGTTCTTTGCAATCGCGCCCATTCTGCCAATCTGTGCAGCCGATGTATTCAGGGTGTCCGCGATAATCTCACGCACACGCCCCGGCAGCTTCCCGCCGTGGGCTTTGTACCGCTGTAAAACATCATGGAGATGCTTGGTTTCCTGCACGCGGTCCCAGTCGGTTTTTTCGCGCTGTGAGTTGGTCGTAATAATCAACAATTCCTCTCGGATCGCCTGCATCTCTTTATCCGGCTGCGGCGGCTCAATCCCGCACGGGATAAACTCATATTCCGGCTTTCCTTCCTGTACAAGCTCTAAACAGGCACGGCAGCGGCGGTGTCCAGACAGGATTTTATACCTGCCATCGTTGAGCGGGGTAACCGTCAGATTTTGCTTTACCCCGCCTGCTAACTCAATATCACGTTTCAGCTTTTCTATCTCTGCCATCGAATAGAAATTCCCTTCAGATGGCACAAGGCTGTGCACACTCAAGGCGGAAATCTCATAAGTTGGCTTTTGATGCTGCGCTTCCGTTGGGTCGGATGTCTGAGGCGCGTCCCGCTCGGCCTGCGCGTTTAACAGTTCCATCAGGTTGAATTTACCCATGCCGTGCGGCTCCCTTCAAATCTGTGTCCGAATCGGACAACTTTTCTAAATACTCCCGGACAAATTGCAGGTAGTCCGCCGCCGCACCGCAGCGCCGCGAATATGTGACAATCGGCAGTCCTGCAAACGTGCTTTCATCCATTTTTGCCGTGCGGCGGATATGGGTACTGAATACCGGAAAACCCTGCTGTGTGTGAAGCCATTTCTCTCCCTGTGTGTTTACGTCGTTCCGCTGATAAGAGGTCACAAGGCAGCCTCGCAGGTGTAGAGATGGATTTAATTCCTCCTGTGTGTTCTCAATCTGCTCTTTCAGTTCTGCCAGCCCATCAAAAGCAAACATGTCAATTTTAATGGGGATAATGACATCATCCGATGCAACGAGTGCATTGATCGTGCTGATATTGATATCCGGGGCATTGTCAATGATGCAGAAATCATAGTCCTCCGCAATAGCGCTGAAAGCCTTTCTAAAGCGTGTTTCCCTCTGCCGGGTGTTATCTATCATAACGGCAAGGTTCGCGCGGAGCAGGCTCATATTGGCCGTGATAAGGTCAATATATTCGTATTGTGTCGGCATAATGATTTTCTTCATGTCCGGGGACTTTTCAGTCATGATATCTGCAACGCTCTTTTTCTCGTAGCTGTGCAGTCCGAACATCTTGGAGGCGTTACCCTGCTTATCGTTGTCCACCAGCAAGACGCGCTTGTTATGTACTTCTGCCAGAATATGCGCCATGTTTACGGCAGTCAGGGTTTTTGCTACCCCGCCCTTCAAATTGATAATTGAAATAGTAATCACTGTTCAAACCTCCTGTATTTATTTTTGTCCCGCTCGGCGGCGGGTATTGAATGCCGGTTAGCGTTCGCCGCTCCAGTCCCACCAGCCTTGTTTTCCCCGCGCTGGTATGGGATTGTCAAACATAACCGGGTTTTGCAGAACCCACGCGAACCGCCCCGGCGAATAGTCGCCAAGCGCCTTTTCCCGCTCGGTCAGGCTGTCCCGGATTTCTTCAACGGGTACGCAATCGACAATTTCAACCGTACCGATTACAGCGCCATAATGGAGCGTCAAATGTTCTGGCAACGCCATATCTAACGCCATCGTCACAAATCGCGGTGTTCCCTTTGCCGCATGTACGGCAATGCGCCCCCGGATATTAGTACGTCGCCTGCGGGTTTCGCAGCGTTTCAGCCCTGAAACAACCGCGAATGCGTATGGCTGATATATTGTAAGTGCTTTCATCTTTCGTCCTTCCTTTTGCCGTTATAGACAACTACCATTGACGGGAACGGCGCAGGTGGGTATGCGCTGCCGTTTTCATCGGTGAAGTGCAGCCGTCCACGGACAAACCTGATTTCTGATTTCCCGTATATGTAATCATGGAAATGGGCTGTATCTGTCCGGGCTGGTATCAGCAGCACGACCGTTTGCCCGTTCTGCGCTTCTTCATAGGCTTTCCGCACCCATTTCCCGATTTCCCGCCCATATGGAGGATTGCAGAATACCGCCCCGCCGCCCACGTTCCATGGGTTTTTCAATCCATCATTTTCCGGAGTATAGAACATCCTGCATTTTGCGTTTTCCTTGGTCGCTGCTGCATCAAGCGCAAAATGAAATTCTGTGTTTAAGCTGTCGAAAAAGTCTTGTGGCGTACAGTAGTCCATTTTCTTGCTGCTTAAAAGTGCTGTATTCACTATCCAAAACCCTCCTTCACCGCCTTGCTAAACAAGGCGACTGTACAGTCCCTTGCAATTTCCCGGAGCTTTTCAGTAAAATTTTCGTTTATCACGTCAAGCGGGCTGATAACTGCCGCAAGTATCATGCCAACCTTTGTCGCTATGTACAAGTCGCCTTCTGTGGTTGTACGTTCATAAAACATCAGCATATCCGCGTCGCAATCTGCAAGCGGCCTTAAATATGCCTTGTCGATGAATCGAATCCCCTGTGATGTATGCAGGGGAAGCAATAGCGTCCCACCGAACCCAATTTCTATATCAGTGGTTTCTAATGCGTTTTCGCATTCTACTACGTCCTGGAAATCAACGATTTTCGGCAGTTCTTGCCTTTGAAAAACGATTTTGTCCGCCTGCTTCGACGTAATGTCAAACACGGTGAAAACATTGTTTCCGTCAAGCTGCAGCATATGCTGCAAAGGGTATATCGCACCCAACGTGCCCAACCACTGCACCGCATCTTTCCCGCTAAAATCATCGTAAAGCGTCATGCGGCAATCCCGTTTACAAAGGGAAATTACATGCTTAATTATCATTGTCACCCCTACCTTCCGAAATCTCCCATTTTAATTTCATCTGCGCTGGGCACAAATCGACCTCCGGCCGACGCTTTCCCGTCCATCGCAAGCCTCCGGCTTTCCCTACGCATTTCCACCCGG